TCAGAGCTTGCCCTCGGCTGTCACCTGCTGATCTTGCTCTGTCGTCCACTCGGTGCCGTCACTGTAATGGATGGACATCAGGCGCACGACAAATTTGCGGCCGGTATCAAAGCCGTGGAGCGTCCACGACCGACTGCTGCTCGACGACTGGCCATCGGCGAGTGCGTCCTGTGAGATGCCGCCGAAGTGGTCATTGCCGACGCCGAATTCCTTAAGCTGCTCACCATAATTATTGTATACGCTGATTCTGACTTTGTAGGCATCGATAGTCTTGCCAGAGTGATTCGTCATGACAAGGCTGACAAGCGGCTCGCCGATGGCATTTGACTTGACGATGACTTTGTCGAGCGTGACGGGCGGCTTAATGGCCTCTTCGTGGGCCTTCTTGTCGGCGGCGGCTTTTTCTTCGGCGGCCTTTTTCTGCTCGGCGGTTTGGGCTGGCGCCTTGGCACTGCTCGTCACTTTTGGGGCGGTGGTGCTACTGGACGCGCCGGGCCCGACGACGTGATAGCAGATAAAGAGGGCACCGACGATGAGGGCAGCGCCGCCGATGACGGCGATGAGCGCATTGGATGATTTATTGTCATCAATGTCGCCGGGCTGATGCGCGGGTGGGGTGGCCTGCTTGGGATTGCTGAGCTTGCTGGCTTCGGCGGCGAGGTCAGGCTTTTTGCCAGGATCCTGCGCTGCGTCGGCCGATGCGGTCGGCAGTGGCTGCGTTTTGTCGGCATCGCTAGGCTGTGCGTCTGCAGGCCGGTCGACTTTTGTGCCGCACTTGATACAAAAGGCGGCGTCGTCGGGCAAGGCCGTGCCGCATTTTTTACAATAGATCATCGCAATCATCTCCTAAAACAAAATATAGAAAATTCGTTCGGATAAAAAGAAAGGCCGCCTTCGGGCGGCTTTTCTCATGCCCGTCTCTCAGAGCTTTTTGCGCTTGCGGAGCCGGAAGAGGAGGAGGCTGCGGCATCCTTTTCTTCTGCGTCCAGCGCTTGATCTAGCTCGGCGTGAGCGCGCTCACGCTTGTCGAGCTTCGCCTGCAAGGCGTCGTGCTGGGCAGCGCGGACATTATCGGCTGTCGCGCATATCGCTTTGACGATGACGCTGCGCTGCTCATCGTCGAGGCTCAAAAAGCTCTTTACGATAGCCATCTGTACTTCATCGAGGTTGTACCGCTCGGCAAATTGCGACAAGAGCAGACTGTCAGAGTCAAGAAACATCGGGCCTTCTCCTGTACGCAGCCAATCCTCGCTCACATTATATATAGAGCAAAGAGCCTTTAGATGCCGGTCGGTGATCGTACGCTCACCGCGCTCAATCATAGCGACGCCAGATTGAGCAAAGCCGAGACGGCTGGCGAATTCAGTCTGCGTCTGATTGAGCGCCTTACGCACAGCCTTGAACCGCTGGTTGATATCATCCATATCTGTCACCACCTTTCTCAAATATATAATATCACAAACAGATAAAAATGCAATAGGATACTAAAAAACTATTGACTTTTTATCTACATGTGATATTATAAAGCTGTAAAACATCACAAACAGATAATGATTAAAGAGAGGAGATGAAAATATGGAGATTGATGAGATGAAGAAGAAGGCATCAGACCTCGAGCGGATTTGTGCCGCTCTCAAAGAGCTGACGCCGGAGCAGATTAAGACCTATGCTGTAATGGTTGAGTCGATTGCGGCATACAACAAACTCAAGAAGCAGTACGATGGCGAGCCATCCGGCCCATCAAAGGCGACAGCGTAACAAGACCCCGTCGCACATCGCGGCGGGGTGAATTGTGGAAGGAGAGCAGCCAATGGAAGAAAAGAAGCTACAGGAGGCGGCGGAGTGGATTGCATCTGCAATAACCCCATCTCTGGAGCCGGAAAAGGATTTTGAGGAGGCTTTGAGCCGGGTGAGAAAGCTCGTCAAGGTCGAGCTGGAGAAGCGCGACGCAAGGAATGAAACCGCCAGAGTATTAAGAGCGATGGAACTGCAGGAGCAGTACCGCCGCGGCGAGATCGACCCGCGCGACGTGTGGTTTTAAGAGAGGAGGATGGCTGATGGGCAAAACAGATAAAGCCGACATGGCCACAGAAAAGATTGTACGCAACCTAAATCTCCTCATCGCCGCCGACAAGCTGACCGGCTACGCACTGACTGTCCAAGCACCAGGCGAGCAAGAAGCGATGTACGGCGCCGGATCCACAAAGCACGGCGATGAAGAGATGCTGGTCTGGGCGGCGAAATTTATCGCCGCCGTTGCGAAGAATAGCGGGCGGCACCCGGAAGAAGTCGCCACAGAAGCAGGAAAAGTCGCCACAGTGGACATGAAGAAGCAGTGGAAGCGCGAGTGCGAAATAGCAAGAACATTTGGGTACCCACCGCCACCGCCGCCGTTTTACGACTACGACCCGCCGGAAGAGTGGTAAGAGAAAGGGAGAGCAACTGATGAAGAAAGATAAGGTAGACGAAGCACTGGAAAAGATGGCGGAGTCGCTGCGCCGTCTGGAAGAAAGTGGCGACATCGATGGGTTTGTCGTCATCACGCAGAAGAAGACGAGCTCGACGACGGATGGCATCACAGGAATTTGCGTCGCCAACGATAGACATCTCCTAATATGGGCAGCGGCAATCGCACGCGCTGTCGTGAGGAGAGGCCACCACTCGCCACGAAAAGTAGCGCAGGACCTCTACGACGTCATTACAAAATGGAGCCGGTACGAAAAAGAGTATGCAAGCGAGGATTGGGAGGGTGATAGAAATGACAGAGTGCATTGACAAGCGCGGCTGGAAATTCCGTGTCATGCACGGCCTCGGCGAAGTCTGGAAGGCCCACTACAATAAGCCGGGAAAATCGTCATGGAAGGGCGTCCCCGTCCTGCCGTGGCGCGAGAAGCGCGAGGACGCCGAGCATGATCTTGAGGTATACGCGGCGTCACATGGCATGAAGAAGGTGGAAGAATGCGACGGCTGAAACAGATAAAGCTCACGTATCGCGAGAAGACCGGCACGAGCTACAAAATCATCTGGGAGGAGTCGTCGAACGGCAAGCTCTGGGAGAAGCACTTGCTCGAGAGCAGCGAGTATCCGCGCGCCGAGCTTGAAGAGGCAGTCGACGATATGGGCCGCTTTCTCATCACGGCGTGCGCGATCCGCCTGACGGACGAGCAGGTGCGCCGCAATGTAGACGTCACTCGCGTGGTCGTCGATTACAAGAGCGTTCGCCAGATTGCCATCTCAGCAGATATACTCCTGCCGACGGGCTACGGCATCGCTCTCAATGGACCGGCGATGCCGTGCCAGCCACAGGGCGACGAGCTTGACAGGTCTTTTGCCAGGCTCGAGGAAGAGTGCTTTAGATATATCGACGGCGACCGGGCCCAGCAGAAGCTCTTCGCCGAAGATGAAGAAGATGAGGAGGGATAAGCATGATGACAAAAGATGAAATCGACGAGATGATGAGAGAGATTAATGCGTCAAAAGAAGCCAAGTGGCAGGAGATGGCCAAAGATAAGGACCGGGCAAGCAAGAGCTTGATGGGCGCTGCGTACTCAGAGCTCAAAGACGCCCAGGATCACGGTATCATCAAAGCATTCATCGCGAGCAGTCTGCAGGACAGCAGTACACACGTCGCGTTGAGCGGCGATATGACGGAGCTGCTTGCCATCCTCACTGATGTCGTCGTCGACATTTGTGAGGAGCCGGGAAAAATCGGAAGATTTTGCGACGCGCTCGAAGAAGCGGCGGTGGTCGAGCTGGCAAAGAGAAAGGCCCCGCATTGAGCGGGCGGCGCGAGTGGCTCATCGTCGTCGCGACGGCGGCGGCTGTGACACTCTTGCTCGAAATTTCATTTGGCGTGCCTTTTCACTGAGCTGGTGAAAGTCTGGTGAATAGACAAAGAAGGGAGGATGTGTTATGGAAGGACGCATCAATGCGGGCGGCATCCGCAATTTCAGCCCGCTGGCCTTTGTCGAGCGGCTGATGCAGCTCAAGCTCGACCAGGACGGCTACAAAGACGTGACCGTCAGGGCGCAGCCAATCGAGCCCGAAAAGCGGGCGGGCCCGGCAAAAAGAGAAGCATAGCGAGACCTTGCGGCAGGCGGCTTCGCGCCGCCTGTGCAGTCTTGCTAAAGGGATTAATATCTCGACATAGAGCCGGATGATTATGCAAGATCAAGGACAAGAAAAAGAAGAAGAGAAGCAGCCGAAGAAGTAGCAGGAGAAGGTATGGGATACTGGAAGAAGAGCTGGAAGAGCAGAGACGGGAGTGTCCAGATAGTCGATAAGTACCACAGCCAGAAGATGCAGCCAAAGAATCCTCTCGTAAGGGAGAAGCGGCGGAAGCGGACGGCGGGCACATCGACACCGACACAGGAGCAGGTCAATCTGAGACATCGGGTGGACCGGCTGGCGAGACTCCTACTAGACAATTTTACGGTAGGAGACTGGTGGGTGACGTTTAAGCTCGCAGAGCCGGTTGACGCAAAGAGCTTTCGGCGCGAGTATGAGAAGATGATCCGCCGGATGCGCGATGCGTACCACAAGGCCGGACACGAGCTCAAGTACATCGCTGTGCTCGAAAATCTCTCGGGACGCGGGCGGATGCACGGCCACATCATCGTCAATAATGTACAACCGTTTTCGGTGCTTAAAAAGATGATGCGGGCGGCCTGGCGGCTCGGCGACTGTCACATCAAGCCGTATGGCGGCGAGGTAATGGATGCGCAGCGGCTGGCGTCGTACATGTGCAAAGAAGACGTCATCGGCAAAGCCATCCGCGACAAGCAAAAGCTTCAGAAAGCCGCAAAGAATGGGCACAAGGTCGACGGGCGGCAGCTCAAGAAGCTCGACCACATCATCGTCGGCGAGCGCTCACGCATCTGCCCGTCAACAAATCTCGTGCGGACAAAGCCGAAAAAAGAGGTCGTCAGCCGGGCCGAGACATACCGCGAGGAGATCCGCGCGCCGAAGGGATATCACGTCGTCAAAGAGCTCAGCTACAATGGCTGGACGATTGACGGATACCCATACCAACACGCGGTCTATGAGCGGGACGGCTAGATACTCACAAAGATATACACAGGATGTGGACAAAGATGGAGCACAGTATCAAGAGATTAGCCGAGGGGACATATTACCAGCACAGCGTCCCGCGGCGCAGGTCGTATCCGTGGGAGATATGGGAGACTCGCCGCCGCCGCTGGCGACGGATGGGCAAAGATGAAGTGAGGAGGAGATTACTGCACGATGTACAGCAAAAGAAGATGGACACAGCCGCAGGGACTGAGCCAGAGGAGCGAGACGAGCCGCATCAATAACGCACAGGGCAGACTCATGGAGGACATGATCCTCGGGGCCTGCCGTGACTATGAGCGTCGTGGCATCGCGCGCATCGTCAAAGTGCCGGAGCCCTTTCGCGTCGTGCGCAATACAGACCGAGGACAGGGCATTGCGACAGTGCGCTTCACCGGCCGGGCGGAGCCGGACTTCGTCGGCTGTCTCGCGGGCGGCCGCATGATTGCTTTTGAGAGCAAGTACACGACGGCCGACCGCATCCAGCAGCGCGTCGTGACGGATGCACAGGCCAGCGCGCTCAAGAGCTACACGCGTATCGGCGCGAGCACCTACATCTGTTGCGGCATCGGCACGGGATTCGACCTTGCATACTTTATGATTCCGTGGGCTGTGTGGCAGTACATGGATATCACATACGGCCGCAAGTACATGACGCGCGAGGACGCAAAGATGTACCGCGTCAAAGCGGATGCCGTCATCCACTTCCTCGACAATATCTAAAGTCAAAAAGTCAATATTTTATGGCCGGGCAGAGAGCAGCCTTTTTCTCGCACGGTCGCAGGAGGAAAAAAACATGAAGATCTTTACAATCGCAAATCTCAAAGGCGGCGTCGGTAAGACGATCACGACAGTCAATGTCGCATATCTCTTGGCAGCAGAGCAGGGCCGCCGCGTCCTGGTCGTCGACAATGACCAGCAAGGCAATGCGAGCCACTTTTTCGGCCGATATGGCTATGACAAGCCGGGCGTGGCCGAGGTGCTGGCGCGCACGGCAGGGCCGGAGGCGGTGATCCAGCACACGGATTACGAGCACATCGACATCATCGCGGCAAATCTCAATCTCGCCAAAGCCGAGAAGGCCGTCTTGCTCGATACGATGGTCCCGCAGCAGGTGCGCCTACGTGAGTGCCTGCGGCAGGTCAAAGATACGTATGACTACGTACTCATCGACAATGCGCCGAGCCTCGGCATGTGCGTCGTCAATGCACTGACGACGAGCGACTGGCTCATCGTACCGGCAAAGATTGACCGCTGGACCTTCGAGGGCGTCGATATGCTGCTGCAGCAGGCCGAACAGGTGCAGAGCTACTTCAATCCGCAGCTTCGCTTCGCGGGCACGCTCATCACAAATTACCGACGCAATGAGAGCAACCGACAGGGAGCTGAGTGGCTGCTGGCGGCTGGCAAGTACAAGCCCTTCCGCTCGATGATTCGCTGGACGGACAAAGTCGACGAGAGCACCTTTGCCGCAGCGCCGATCGTCGTGCACTCGCCGCGCTGCAATGCAAGCAAGGACTATCGCCGCTTCACGGCCGAGCTGATGCACCTCGCTGGCGACGCGCCGGACGGCGAGCAGAAAGGCGGTGAGCAGGCATGAGGAGCATCAATGAGCCTTCAGCCGTCTGGGAGGTCTACAAAGACCGCCGCGCGACTCGCGTTCGCCACCGCCACCAGCGGGCGGCAACCTGCAGGGCAACCATGACAATCCTGTCAGCAGCCGCCAAGACAACGGTCGTACTGGCCACGATCTACGCGGTGGCCTACATCGCCGCGGCGATTTGAGGAGATGAGCGAGATGAGCAATGCAGCAAGAGACATGCCGCTGCTGTGCAGGCCCGGGCGCGAGTGCTTGAGATGCCGGTACAGCGATTGCCGGAATCAAAATGCAAGGAGGACATCGGAGGAGACCGCGATGATTAATTGCTCGGGCCTGCGAAAAATCTGGAACGGGCGGGGATGGAAGAATACATCGAGGAGGAAGAGGAGCCATGTTTGACATCACAAGCCTGATGTCTGACGCAAGCCGTCGGGCATCGGAGCGGCCGAAGTATGAGGCGGTGCGCTTGCCAATCGACAAGCTGTACCCAGACCCGGCCAATGCAAAAATCTACAGCGTCGAGAAAATCGAGGAGCTGGCGGACAGCATCGAGCTGGCGGGCGGCGTCATGCACAATCTCGTCGTACGTGAGCCGGATAAGGACGGACGCTATCAGATCATCAGCGGCGAGCGCCGCTGGACGGCGTGCAAGCACCTTGTCGAGCAGGGCAAAGAGCAGTACAGCGAGGTCGGCTGCCTTATCGAGCACGTGCACGATGAGGACACACTGCAGCTCATGCTCGTGCTCGCCAATAGTACGGCGCGGCAGCTCAGCGACGCCGAGAAGATGCGCCAGGCCGAGACATTGACGGCAGTGCTGACGCGGATGCGCAAGGAAGGAAAGGTGAAGGGCCGCGTCCGCGAACTCGTTGGCAAGATGCTCAAGACGACGAGTGGACAGCTCGCCCGCTACCACGCGATACAGGCCAACCTGCAGGGCGGCCTGCGCGACAGATTTGAGCGCGGAGAGGTCGGCGTCAGCGTTGCCTACGAGGCCAGCAAGCTCGATAAAGCCGGGCAGGACGCCGTGGCCGAAAAGGCAGAGACACAGCCGGTCACACTCAAGGATGTCACGGCCGTCAAGATGCAGCAGGGTGAGAGCGAGGTGTACAAGGCCAAGATGGAGCGGCTCAAAAAGCATCGCGAGCAGGAGCAGGCGCGGATCACAAGCGACACCGCGCTGGATGGCGATGTGATTGCGGGGAAATCGACAATCACACAGCACGCGGTGGGCGGCAAGACGCTGGCCGCTATCGATGAGCACAAGCCGGTCGGACACAAGAGCGAGCCGGAGGCCGTGCCGCCAGCCATCGGGGCAGATCAGCATGACATCGACCTCAAGACTCAGATGGGCGCACTGCGGTATGTACAGCGCGAGCTTGATAGGATGCATGTCGGGATGCTGGTCAGAAAAACACCGGCAGGCGAAGAAGAGGAGCTCGGCGCCATGCGGGCGGCTATCAATAGAGAGGTAGACGAGCTGCTCGACATCATCCAGGTCAAGCTCGAGTGCTGCCGCGCAAGCAAGATCAATGCAATGAGAGGGGGTAAGTGATGAGTTTTGCAAAAAAAATGGCCCGCAAGCGCGCTAAGGAGCTCAAAAAAGACGGCATCGCCGCCACCAAGCGCAGCGGGCGGATCGAGAGGAAAGTAAGGCATCTGACGCCACGAGAGATTGTTGAGGACCATAAGACAGTTACCGAGGCATACGATACGCTGGCCGTCATCTTTGACGTCGCGGTGCATCGTAAGTGGGGGTGGGGCAAAGAGCGCCGGGCCCGGCTCCACAAAAAAATGGCCAGGCACCTGCTCTGCTTGAGAGACAGGATGGTCAAGACGAGCGATATCGAGCGGATTGTAAAAAAAGAGACAGGGCTGGAGCTCGACAAGAAGCACTTGTACGCTGAGTGGTGGGACCATCAGCGCGAGATCCAATACCGATGCGTCGACGATATGAGCGCGATTTTTATGATCTCGCTCATGGATGAGTTTGGCTACAAAGGCAAGGCGCTCGACAGCGTCTATGACGTCGCGGCGGAGATTGCCCACGAGATCAAGATCGGCAAAAAGACGGTAAAAGACCTGCGGGCGGAGCTGGAGCCGCGCAGGAGGAAGAAAAAGGAGGTCACAGCGTGATAGATGCGAGATGGGAAATGATGAAGATTGTCTTCGGGAAGCTGCAGGCTTGCGTCCCAGAGAGGGACGCAGAGGGGGATTTTGATGAGCTGGCGCAGCTGGTCAAGGTCAAGAGAGAATACAAAGAAGCGACCGAGGCATGGGAAAAGTGGATAGCGAGCGGCAGCAAGAAAGACGAGGTGGACTACCTCGAGGAGATTGTCGATACAATGACAGCACTGGCCACGCTGCTTTGGGCACATACGCACACGAGAGGCGAGGGCGACCCAGACGCGCGCGTTATGGATGTCATCGAGATGGTCAATCTCAAAAATGCGCTCAGGGGATATCACGATTTTGAGGAAGAGGGCGAGAAAAAATGAAAAAGAAAGCCGAGCACGAGGTCGTCTGTACACTCTGCGGCAAGACATTCCTCACAGCATGCCCGACGGCCAAGCGCTGCCCAGAGTGCCGAGCATTTATCGATAAAGGGATGCGGGATCCGGGGCAGGCCGGGCACCGCAAGGGAAAGAAGAAGAACTACGTCACGCCACAGGAGCCGCTCGACGAGATGGCCGCGCGGGCGGCAGCTCTCGGCATGAGCTACGGTCAGTACAGCGGCATCAAGCGAGCGGGCGGCCATCCGAGCCCACGTAATCGTGAGCACTACACTAATCCGGCATGGGAGGCGTGGAAGGACAAGATCTACGGCATCGTACGACGCCAGCAGGAGCGCGCCGAGGGTGAAAGAAAGAAGGGGATAAAATGAGTAATCTTATGGCATATGCACTCGGCGTGGCCACAACAGCGAGCATAGCTGTAACCTTTATCATCCTCGAATACTGTAAGTAACATAAGGAGTATCAAAATGAGCAATATCATGGCTTTTGTGCTTGGCGCCGTCGCGATGGCAGGCATCGTCGCACTTGTCGTCGTCATCTCGTGCTGCAAGGTATCGAGCCAGTGGTCGCACCTCGAGGAGTGGAGCGACATGAAGGTCGGCAAGTGGGACGAGGTGCCGCTCGACGAGCGGATTGAGAAGACAAAGAGAAAATAGGAATTGTACCTAAAACGCACTTTAGAAAGGGGAGAGATATATGGATATCGATATCCGAGGAATCTGGCGGTATAAAGCGGCACGGGAGACCTGCGAGGGCCTGCGCGATGCAATCGCGGCACAGGCTGCGGTAAAAGAGGCGGCCATCGCTGCCAAAGATGCCGTCATCGAGCAAAAGGACCGCGAGGCCGAGCTAGCCAAGGTGACAATCTACCAGCTGCGAAAGGAATTGGCCGAGACTAAAAAAGTAATCGACACAGCGATCGGGCGATTTTTTGCGGAAAAAGAAAAGCTCAAGAAAGAGCACGATGAAGAGGTCAAAAACCTCGAGGCAGAGGCAGAAGAGCAGCACCGCAGCTATGAGAGCCTCGAAGAGTATTGCAAGATGCTCGAGGATGACGCCAAGAAGCTCAAGGAGAAAATCAAGGACCTCGAGGCCGAGAATAAAAAGCTCAAGAAGACCCGCTACAGGTGGGTCGATAGCAGACATGGATGGTGGCCGGTCGAGAGTGCCGACCTCGACGACCTCGTCATGAAGGTGCCGTATGTTGTCTACACGATGCAGAAGCGCGAGCAGGAAGGCCAGGAAGAGCAGGAAGAAAAGAGAATCCCGGAGGTATAATCATGAATCATGCAATCATCATCGGGCGGCTGACGCGCGACCCGGAGGTACGCTATACACAGTCTGGCACGGCCGTCTGCACGTTTACGCTGGCAGTCGATCGGCCGTGGACACACAGCAAAGAGCAACAGAGCAATCAGCCGACGGCTGACTTCATTCCTGTCGTGGCATGGCGCAAGCTCGCCGAGGTCTGTGGCAACAACCTCATCAAGGGGCGCCGCATCGGCGTCGAGGGACGCATCCAGGTCAGGAGCTACGAGGCACAGGATGGCTCGAAGCGCTACGTGACGGAAATCGTCGCCGACGAGGTCGAATTCCTGGACAGCCGCAAGGAGTCGGGGGTGGCGGCACCACCGACGGGCGGCTTCGGCCAGACGACCGGTGCCGTCTCGGGCGGCAAGCAGGACCAAACTTTTGGCCCCAACATCCCGGATGAAGAAATCCCGTTCTGAGAGGTGACAGAGAGGTGACAGACGTAGAGAAAAAGCATTTTAGATGTGGCACGATAGAGGATATCTTGATGAGCCCAAATACCGACTACACCGTCGGCGGCAAGTGCAGTGAGTGCGGCGCTTGCTGTGCCGACATCATCCCGGTATCACAGCGCGAGATCAAGACGATAAAAGCCTACATCAAGCGCCATCGTGTAGAGCCGGTCCGGCATGTACCTGCAGAAGGCAATGTCATCGACGGCCTTTGTCCATTCTGCGACACAGGCAAGCCACGCAAGAAATGCCGCATCTACAGCGTGCGGCCGGGCATCTGCAGGCGGTGGATTTGCTCGCATCCAGACGGACGCCGAGCGGGCGGCGCGACACGGATGCTTGTATCGATGTGGGAGGTATTTTACAATGAGGACCACTACAAAGGGGCAATCGATATATTGCCAAAGCTGTCAGACTCGCAAGGGGCTGCATCAAGTATGTGGCCGATATGATGGGAGGTGATGCCGGATGCGAGGAGGATACGAACGGCCACTCACACCACTTCCGCCGAACGTGATCGCGAAGCGGCTAAAAGCGATGGCCGATAACCTCGCTCTGCTCATCGTGTGGCGCAATGAGGCTGAGACGAGAAGAAAGGCGAGAGCCATCCAGCGCGTCATCGACAAAAAAGTCAAGCTTTACAGAGGGCGGGGGCTGAACGTTGACGCGGAGTTTGCAAAATTGCTAGACGGCAGGAGCTGGGACGACATTACGACGGAGGCAGAAGTCAGAGAAGCAGAAAAGACCATGCCGTGCTTTAAATATCTGCCGTGGCCGGGAGATGGACACCAAGCGGAGGAGAGAAAATGAAGAAAAGCTGCAGTGAGATGGAAGCCATACGAGAAATCGAGAAGGCTGTGCTCATCGGCCTCAAGAAAGAAGGGTGCCAGCGGGCGGCAAAGGATTGCGAGCTGTGCCCGCTGGCGGTCTGGGTAGAAAATGAGAGCAGGTACTTGTGCAAGCCTGCGGACTTACTGAGCACTGTCAAGAGCTGGCAGAAGGCTGAGAAGAAAAGAGAGGAGAAGAAAAAATGAAAGAAGTGACATGGAGCGAGGACCAGACTGTAATGCAGCAGGACGGCGGCTTTACATATCGTGTACCGCTCGGGCGCGGCTATAAGGTAAGCATCCTATCGACGGCATATTCTTACGGCGGCGAGGAGGGGCTGTATGAGATTGCTTTGGTAGGCGCAGACGGCGAGCTTGTCAATATCCGAGGCCAGGTCGAGGGCTTTGATGACGATGAGGTGCTCGGCTGGCTCACCGAGGAGCAGGTGCGCGAGTACATCAGAGTGCTCGGTGACTTTGTCTGGCGTCACAGCGGCATGGATGCTGAGCAGATCAAGCGGCAGCGCTGGACTGAGAAGTGGAAGGGACGTGATGCCTGGAGCAAGATTGTCGAGGAGATGCACGAGCGGAAGTGGCAGGCTTTTGAAGACGACAAGGCAGAGCTCTTTTTGAATAGTAGGAAGGCCGGACCAATGGAGAAAATTGGGCTTTGATTATCGCTGAGAGTAGAGCGAGCCTGAATAAATAATCACATGCCAGCCGGTCGGGTCGACATCATCTCTATATAATAGTAAAATAAAAAGCAGCACAAGATTGGATTTGTCCGAATCGGACACCGAGAGCAGCCGAAAAGAATCTCAGGTGTGGAGGACAGCATGACAGAAAAAGACGTGGAAGTAATCAAAGACCTGTTGAGTAAGGCTGTGACCAAAGCGTACACGGCGGGCAAGCGGGCGGCGAAGGACCCGTATCGGCAGACCGAGCGGCGGCTCAGGGCTTACCCGGTACTCAAGCGTAATGTCGAGCGGTACAAAGCCGACATCGAGGACATCAAGCGAGAGGACTTTGGCAAGAGCCAGAGTCTCGTACTCTTCCAGCGCAATTCCGGCCAGCCGCCTAAAAAGGACCTCGACGAGATCCGCGAGGAGAAAATCATCGAGGTACGCGCCAAGCTCCTGCGCGACGAGAAAGAGCTTAGCGAGATCGAGACGGCTCTGGCGTACGTTAGGGACTATCCGTACTACGGTCTCATCGAGATGATTTACTTTGACAATCTCGAGCAGGTCGAGATTGAGGACCGGCTGCATTGCGACCGCTCGACGATCTACCGCAATCGCAAGATTCTCGTCAGCCGCATCAGTGAAGTGCTCTACGGTGCCGACGCGCTGTAATGCGACAGACTTGCGCGACAATCGTGCAACATCGACCCGAAAAAATTATGCTATGATAAAAGACATGGACAAAGTATGACTGCATATGATACTCCACGTCTACGGTAAGAGACGCCAGCAATGGCGTCTTTTTTCGTGCGCAAAGGAGGCGGGCGGGTGAAGATCTACTGCGACAATGAGCGATGCCAGTACAATGACGCGCAGACCTGCACGCAGAGCCTCGTCTACTACGTCGGCCGGAAATGCATGACCTTCCGCGACGGGCGGCGTCATGAGGCCAGCCGCCTGATGTGGACGAGCGAGAGGACCGGCTGCCGGAAACGAGGCGGCCGGTATGTGTCGGATGCGCGGCGAATCATCAAGTGAGAGGAGGCGAGGCGCGTGTGCGAGGAAAAAGCAAGTGGGAGCTAGCGGAGATTGATTACGTCGCGGGAATGAAGTACCGCGAGATCGCCAAGAAGTACGGCGTCAGCATTAACACAGTCAAAAGCTGGAAGGTGCGCCACTCCTGGGACCGCAAGGGCGACGGCCCACGGAAAAGAAAGCGTGCACACACGATGCGTATAAAAGCGCGCACACAAAAGATGCAGGAGCAGGAAGAGCGCGACGAGGAAAAGCGGAAAGCCATTCGGGCGCTCGTCAAGGTCGACAAAATCAATGAGCGTCAACGGCTCTTCGCGCTTTACTACTTCCAGACGCACAATGCGACAGCTTCCTACCAACGCGCGTATGGGTGCACGAGGGCCGCGGCTTCGGCCTCGGCGTATAAGCTGCTTAGGAATCCTGCGATTATTGCGACGATTCGCGAGCTGCAGGCCGATCGCGACGCGACATTGCTGCTGACGGCGGGCGATGTAGTCGAGCTCTACATGCGCATCGCCTTTGCTGACTACGGTGATTTTGTCAGCATCAAGGACGGCAAGATGACAGTCAAGGATATCAATGAGGTGGACGGCCAGCTCATCAGCGCGGCCATCCCGACAAAGGATGGCGTCATCGTCAGGCTGGCTGACCGTATCAAGGCGCTGCGCTGGCTGGCAAGCTACTTCGAGCTCAACCCAAGCGATAGACATCGGGCGGCATACCAGGCCAAGATGGCAGAGCTCAGGGAGCGAGAGGTCAAGAGCAAGGAGGATGGCTGGTAATGGCACAGGCATGGGCGATGAAGCTCTATCAGTCACGCGAGTGGCGCGAGCTCAGACAAGCAATCATCCAAGAGCGCGGCCTGCGGTGCGAGGCGTGCGGGCGGCTGGTACACAATGCGTCCGACCTGACGGCCGACCACATCCGCGAGCTGACGCCAGAGACGGTACAAGACGCCGACATCGCACTCAATCAAGACAATGTACAGCTGCTTTGCGCGGACTGCCACAATCGCAAGCATCAACGCTTCGGCCACACAGGCCGGGGCGTTTTTATCGTTTACGGCTCGCCGTGCAGCGGCAAGACGACGCTTGTAAATCAGCTCAAGCTGCGCGGCGACATCATCGTCGACATGGATCTGCTCTATCAAGCAGTGAGCGGATGCGTGCTCTACGACAAGCCAGACAATATCAAGCAGGTCGTCTTCCGCGTGCGCGACACCTTGCTCGATGCCGTCAAGACGCGGCTTGGCAAGTGGAATAATGCGTACGTCGTCGGCGGCTATCCGTACAAGGCCAAGCGCGAGGCGCTGGCCAGGCAGCTCGGCGCGCAGCTCATCTATTGCGAGTCGACGCGCGAGGAATGCCTGGCACGCGCCAAAGAGCGCGGCGTCTTTGCGGCGGATTGGGAAAAGTATGTGCGCCGCTGGTGGAATGAGTACGAGCCATGAGTACCTTGGGTGGACAGACCCCCCTGGCCTTGCGACCTGGATCAAAAAATTTAGAACCGTGCGGCATACCTTTTTAAAATCCGCACCGAAAATTTGACTTTTCGGCCGAGCTTTTTGGAATCGAGGTGAAATGGGTGGAAGTCAAGCAAGAGTACGAGAGATTGCGCGAGCTCTTCCGAGACGGCGCGGACGAGAAGCTGATGGAAGCGGCGGACGGTGCCATCATGGAGGCCGCGCGCATCCGCTGCCAGCTCGACGAGCTCAACAAGATCGCGCGGGCGGGCGGCCTCGTCAAGTACGACCCGGCGAACCCGTCGCGCCAGAAGACACAGCCGGTCGCGCGGACCATCACGCAGGTGCGCGCGAGCTATATCAGCTACGTCGCCAAGCTGACCAAGATGCTCGGCGGTGGCTCGCTGGAAGATGACGACGATGACCTCGACGAGTATGAGTAAGCCGAGGGACGGGAAGCCAGACAAAAAGCGGCCGCGCCTGCTGGCACCATACCGCTCCTACCTGCATCTCTATGCCGAGAAAATCAAGAGCGGCCAGATCATCGCGGGCACGCATATCAAGCAGGGCATCCGGCGCTTCCTAGATGACTTCGACAACCCAGAGCTGCGCATTGACTTGTCCGAATCGGACAAGCGCATCCGCTTCATCGAGCACGAGTGCAAGCTTTACGAGGCACCATTTAGCGGGCGGCCCTTCCGGCTCGAGCTCTTCCAGAAAGCCATCATCGAATCCATCTACGCGATCAAGAAGTGGAACCCCGAGGCGAATTTCGGCAAGGGCGGATGGGTGCGCAAGTACCAGGACGTCCTCATCCTCATCGCGCGTAAGAATGGCAAGACACCGCTCGTTGCGGCCATCTCGCTGTCGGAATTTATGTGCGGCGAGATGGGGACGAAGATTCTTTACGGCTCGAATGATTTCGAGCAGGCCGACCTCGCCTTCTCGGCGACGGACGCCATGCGCGAGGAATCACCGAGCATGGCCAAGCGCACGCGGCGGAACCAGAAGGGCATCTTCTTCGGCAACCCCAAGCACCGCAAGACCAAGGGCAAATACTCATATCAGAATAAAGGGTCCATCCGCAAGATCTCGGCGAATGGCAAAAATAAAGAGGGGCGCAACATCAAAGTCGGCGTCGTCGACGAGGTGCATGAGATGGAAGATGACCATCTCATCATGCCGATACAGCAGGCGCTCTCGACACAGGACGAGCCGCTCTATTTTGAGATCACAACCGAGGGCTTTACCGAGGACGGCTACCTCGACCACAGGCTTGCTGATGCACAGAAGGTGCTCGACGGCGAGCTCGACCGGCCGGATTGGGCGATATGGTGGTACAGCCAGGATAGCGAGGAAGAGGTCTGGCAGGATGAGAAGTCCTGGCAGAAGAGCAACCCGGGCATCGGCGTCATCAAGAAATGGTCGTACCTGCGCAAGCAAGTCGAAGAGGCGAAGAGTAATCCGTCGCAGCGCGCTTTTGTGCTCGCGAAGGATTTTAACATCAAGCAAAATTCGAGCGCCGCTTGGCTCGACGAGGCGACCATTGCCAACACAGAGACCTTTGACCCAGAGATGCTGCGCGGCCAGTATTACATCGGCGGCCTCGATTTTGCTGAGACGACCGACTTGTGCTCAGCACGCGCGCTTTTTGAAGACCAGCAGACGCGGAAGAAGTACACGCTGCAGATGTACTTCATCCCGGAGGCCAAGGCCGACGCGATTCTCGACGACGACTCACAGCTCAACCCCGAGCGGAAGAATTATCGCGAGTGGGAGAAACAGGGCCTCGTCGTCATCTGCCCGGGCGCGGAAGTCGATGCCGAGCTCGTCGCCGGTTGGTTTGTCGACCTCTACGAGCATTACGGCATGATGCCCTACAAGATCGGCTATGATAATTGGCACTCGAAAGATTTTCAGGAAATCATCGCTGACAATTTTGGCAAGGAAGTGCTCGAGCGCATCGGCATGGACTTTATGAGCCTATCGGGCCCGATGCGATCACTCGAGTCGGATCTCGGGCGCAATGTACTCGTCTACAATAACAACGAGATCGACCGCTGGTGCCTGGCGAACACGGGCTACAAGACCAACAACATCGGGCTCATCATGCCCGTGAAGAAATACGGCACGAGCAAAAACCGCATCGACGGTACGCTGAGCAATATCATTTGCTACGCGACATTCAACCGCTACAGGTCACTGTACCGGGATGCACAGAAAATGAGGTGAGGAGCGAGACATGATTTTTCAAAACTACGTCCAGGGGCTGCTGGACGTCTACAGGGGATGGCGCAATCGGCGCTTTGTGCAAGGAGTCCTCGAGGACAATCGGGCCGTCTTCACTTCATGGGGCGGCAATATCTACTTGTCGGACATCGTCAATAACTGCATCAACCGCGTCGCGACGGAGATCGGCAAGATTGACGTCTGCAGCGTCGTCAAGGCGGGCAGCAACATTGCCATTCAGAATGATGACATCACGCGCCTCTTCCGCTTCCGACCGAATCCCTTGCAGACGACGAAGGACTTCCTCGAGGCGTGCGTCTGGCTGCAGCGCAAGACGATGCACTGCTTCATCTTCCCGCAATGGGAGGATGTCAAGGGCGCGAATGGTCTGATGTACCGGCGCTACACAGCACTCTACCCGCTCAACCCGGCGTCGGCTGAGCTCGGACGCAATGAGTCGGGGCGCTGGATGATTAAATTCCATTGGCGCGATGGCGGCACAGATACGCTGCCATATGACCAGGTCATCCACCTCAAGTGGCGGCGCGGCAAGAACCTCATCATGGGCGGCGGCGACGACCACGGACACGCCGACACGCGCGACGCGCAGAAGGCGGTCGAGATACTCGACAAGATGATGCAGGGCCTGCCGCTCAGTATTGAATCGAGCCTAAAGCTCAACGGCGTCTTTACGAGCAAGACAAAGCTCGACGCCGACAAGCTACGGGCGGCGCGCGATGAATTTGAGAGCCGCATTGTGACATCCAAAGCGGGCATCGCAGCTGTCGATGTCGCAGGCGAATTTACGCCGACCCCAAATCACCAGGTAGTCATCCCGGACACGACGATGAAATTTATCAAAGACATCATCCGCAACCGCTATGGCGTCAGCGCGGCCATCCTGGACGGCGACTACAATGACGCCCAGCACGCGGCCTTTTACCAAAATTGCATCGAGGATTTTATCAACGAATTTGAGCAGGCTATGACGGCCTGCCTTTTTAGTCAGCGCGAGCAGGATGTCGGGCATCGCGTCAGATGCTACTACAACAAAGTCGAGTATTACGACACACCGAATAAGCTGCAGCTGGCGCAGATCGCACGCGACACGGGCCTTATGACCCTCAACCAAATTGCCGATATGTTTGGCATCGAGCCCTTCGATGGCGGCGACCGCCGCCTGCAGTCGCTGAATTACGTCAACACCGAGCTGGTCGACAAGTACCAGCTCAACACGAAAGGAGCAAACACGAATGCCGAAAGCAAAGCGCCGGGCGAATCCGGCAAATAAGAAAGACGACGCGATGACCTGCGTCCGCAGCTATAAGCGCCAGGAATTCCGCGCCGCAGCGGGCGGCAATGGCGGCGGGGAAGGCGAAGACAAGGGCATCCGCTCCATCACCGGCCATCCGGCTGTATTCAGCTCCCCGGCCGACATCGGCGGCTGGTTTGAAGAGATTATCGAGCCGGGCGCTTTTGACGACTGCGACTTGACCGATGTGCTGCTCTTCACCAACCATCGCGACATGAAGATCCCGCTCGCCCGCAGCCGCAATAATAACGGCAAATCGACGATGACACTGACGGTCGATGACGTCGGGCTCAGAATGGACGCCGACCTCGATGTCGAGAACAACCAGGAGAGCAGAGCGCTATTCTCGGCCATCGAGCGCGGCGATATGGACGGTATGAGCTTCTGCTTCCGCGTGCGGGAGCAGACCTGGGACAATCTTGACACAGATTATCCCACGCGCCACATCACCAAGATTGCCAAGGTCTACGAGGTCTCGGCAGTCAACGAACCGGCCTATGAAGATACCGATATTTCTGCTCGCGACAAAGCGGCGCTGGAGAGCGCCAGAAGGGATGTGGAGACAGCCCGGTCGCAATCGCTGGAGAGCGAGGAAGAGCTTGAAGTATATAGACTCAAAAACAAGATCATGGCAAATGCCTAAGCATGAAAGAAGGTAAACACATGGACAAAGAAAAAATCCTGAAGCTCATCCGCGCCAAGGAAGCGCGCAAGAAAGAACTCGCCGAGAAATCGGACAAGGCGACGACCGTCGAAGAGCTGCGCTCTATCGGCGAGGAGATCAAGCGCATTAACGACGATGTCGAGGAGCTGCGCGGCATTATCGCCGACGACCCGAGCGATGCCGTCGCCGAGCGCACGAAGGCAGTCAACGAAAAGGAAGACAGCGCAAAGAAAGAAGACCGCAGCAAGCAACTCGACGACCCGGAGAAGGGCTTTGAGTCGCGCGGCCGCGTCGACCTCGACGGCACGTCGACGAAGGAATCCGCCGAAGCGCGCAACCGCGAGTACGGCAAGAACCTCAAAGAGGGCCGCTCCATCACGGTAAGCGGCGGCACCATTGTCCTGCCGCAGCACACGGGTGACACGATCAATCCGAGCTTCCTGCAGAGCTCGAATCTCATCGACCTCGTCCGTCAGGTGCCGATCCCGGGCGGCGAGACGTACAGCCAGCCGTACGAAATCAGCACGGATGACGCAGGCTACACCGGCGAGGGCGCCGAGGCAGCCGCGGCCGAAGTGAAATTTGGCAAGGCGACCATCACCAAAGCAAAGGTCACGGCATACAGCGAAATGACCGAGGAGGTTGAGAGACTGGCCGAAGCGCCGTATGCAGAGGCCGTCCTTGGTGCGGTCGAGACGTCCTTGCGCAAGAAGCTCGCCAAGGAAATCCTCGTCGGTACGGGTGCAGACAATACACTGACGGGTATCTTCTCGGCCAAAGCGACGGCCATCGACGCCAGCACCGACATCACGATCGGTAAAATTGATAATACGACGCTCGACACGATCATCTACGGCTACGGCGGTGATGAGAGCGTAGAGGGTATGAATCTCCTGATCCTCAACAAAAAGGACCTCGCCGCATTCGCTCGCCTGCGCAACACAGATGGCAGTAAATTCCACACGATTGTCATGAATGGCAATGGCGGCTCGGGCACGATCGACGGTACGCCCTTTGTCATCAACTCCGCCTGCGGCTCGGTCGCAGACGACAAGACGGCCGAAAATGCATACTGCATGGCCTACGGCAATCCGCTCAATTACCAGCTCACGATTTTCTCGGACCCGGAAATTAAGAAGAGCACGGATTACAAATTCAAGGAAGGCATGGTCTGCCATCGCGGCGTCGTCTTCGCGGGCGGCAATGTCGTCTCGGCAAATGGCTTCATCCGCATCAAAAAGGCACCGAAAGCATAACTTGCAGGATAAGCAGCGGCTCGGCTTTTGCCGGGCCTTTTGCATGTCCGAATTGGACACAAAACGTAAGGAGGAAATGGCATGAAGGCAAAGACACTGAAAGCATTCATCGACCGCGAGACGGGCGTAGGCTACAATGTCGGCGACATCTACGAGAGCGGCGCGAGCGAGCGACTGGATGAGCTGGCAGCGGGCGGCTACATCGCGGCAATCGCGCCGCTCAGCAAAAAGCCACCGGCCGCCGCGGCATCTGCAGATAAGAGCGCGGCCACAAAGGCAGAGGAGTGAGCAGCATGGTAGCGACGGAGGCAGACCTGCAGCTGATCGCAATGCTCCTGCGCATCGACACCGATGCCGACACGCTCAAGATCATCCGCGCCTACGTGAGTGCGGCCGAGTCATGGCTGCACAATGCGGGCGTCGAGCCGGACTACGACGATGGCCTCTACACAAATGCCGTCGCGGCTTATGTCGGCCAGCAGTACGACGACCCAGAGGGCGGCACAGCCAAGGCGGGCGACGTCACGCTGTCGGCGATGGCCGAGCAGCTGCGGCTCACGCAGGCGGCAAAGCGAGAGGCAGGCGGTGACGCGGTATGAAGCAATCCGATGTAGGGAAGCTCGACAAGCGCATCAACCTGCTCAAGCCGGTCGGCGCAAATGCCTACAAAGTCGTCGCGACGGTTTGGGCCATCTTTCGGCGGCCTGGTATCAGGAGCGGGGCTATGCTCGGCAGCGCCGAGGCTGTCGTCATCACGCAGGGCGTGACCATTCGCGAGCGCAAAGACGTCCGCAAGGGCTGGCGCATCCGCTACCCGGCAGGCGATAAGACGGGGGCACTATACGACATACTGCATGTCGATGCATCCGTGCGCCACGAGCTCACGCTGACCTGCAAGGACATCGAGGTGCAGACATGAGCGCGCCTTTTAAGATTAACGCCCGACTCGACGATGTCGTCTTCCGCGCGACGGCTGACATCAGCAAGTACGACAAGGAGACACAGGACAAAATCAAGGCTGCCATCGCTGACGGCACCAAGGCTGTCTATGAAGAGGCCGTCAATCGCGCGCCCAAGCGGACGGGCGGCCTGATTGAGGGCATCAAGATGGACATCAAGGGAGCGCACGGCACGGTCAAGAGCACCGCGCCGATATCGCACGTCGTCGAGTACGGCAGCGGGCCGCGCATCGCCTCGCCGCTGCGGGCAAAAGCGATGCTCATCAATGGCGATTTTGTCCGCGGCCACGTCGTCAGCACGATGCCGGAGCGGCCCTTCATGCGCCCAGCGGCCGAGGCAGGAAAGCCGAAGATTGAGGCGGCCGTCAAGGAGGCTATAAAGAAATGAGAGTCATCAAGCGCCTGCCAATCTTATCCCTGCAGGAGGCAGTCTACGGACTGCTCGAGCAGGGACAGACTGCGCAGGTCTATCGAGCAGTGCCGCCGCGTGCTGAAAAGAGCCCGTACATCACAATCGGGCTCTGCACCGTCAAGCCAGAAGACACGAAGGAAGAAGCCCTCTGGAATTGCACGCTGGCGATTGATATCTGGAGCACCGGGGCGGGTGCCGGGAATATCATCGAAGTGGACAGCGCTGACACGGCGGGCGACTCGGCACCTGGCACGCAGATTGCCGAGCAGGCGAAGAAAATCTACGAAGCCGTCGACGACATCAGCTATCTGATGACGAAGTACGGCGACCGCATCACAGTCGATGGCTACAAGGTCCTCGATGTCGAGGTTGAGCAGAGCGAGACTTTTCCGACGAGCGACCTCGGCTACCATGCGACTGTATCGGTGCGGTATCAGCTCATTGACAAGTAATCAATAAGGAGTGACACATATGGCAATTACAGAAGATCAGCTCAAGACGCTACCGGAAAACCCCGACAAGAGCGTCGCGAGCCCTGGCAAAGACCATCTGCTGCAGGTAGATGGCGGCACGACGGACAAGGCAAGCTGGATCACGGTCGGCGGTCAGCGCAATGCGCCGCTCGACCAGACGGCTGACAGCATCGACGCATCGCATAAGTCGTCCGGCGGCTGGAAGCAGACCCTGCCGGGGCTCAAAGGCTGGACGTGCTCGTACAGCGGCCTGCGCATCCTCAATGACGATGGCCTCACCATCATCGACTACTGCTTCCGCAATAGCAAGCAGGCTCACGTCCGCTTTATCGACAAAGAGGGAAATTATCAGGAAGGCTGGTGCTACATCACCAAGCTGACCAAGGACACGAGCTACACGGCCGTCGCGACCTACACGGCGACGCTCAGCGGCGTCGGCGCAATCAGCGAGATCAAGAAGGATGCTACCTACACGGCCTCGACGACCACGACGCCCGGCGCGGGTGCATAAGCTCGAGAGGAGAATAGACATTGAAAAAACCAACGACTTTCAAAATCGGCGAGCGCGAGTACACGCTCGTCTTTTCGATTCGTGCGTTGGCAAATATGGAGCGCTCAATCGGGCGCTCCATTTTGTCAATTATAGCGGGCACGCAGGCAGAGTGGATGCGCAGCATGACGGTAGACTTTACGGCTTACGGCCTCAAGTACGGCCTGCAGGGGATGCCGGACAAATTTGACCCCTACAAAGTCATCGAGGATGCCTTTAAGAATGGCATGGAGCTCAATGAGCTGACGGGCTACATCCTGCTCGCCATCGAGCAGACAGGGCTTTTTCGGATTCGGACGCCGGAGCCGATGACAGCAAAGACCGGCAAGGCCGAGACGGAGAAAAAGTAAAGTCCTTCCTCGAATGGGTAGACAAGAGTGAGCCGGTAGCCTATCGCATCGGCCTGAAGCCTGCAGAATTCGAGGAACTGACGCCAGGCGAATTCCGTATGCTCGTCGAGGCGAGCGAGGCACGGCGCAGGGATGAGGATTACCGCCGCTCCTACTTTGTCGCGATGCTGATGAATCCACATCTCAAAGACCCGATAAGCCCGGATCAGATTTTCGACCCGCTTTACTATACGGCCGAGGAGATCGAGGAGAAGAAGAATCGACAGGCAGAGGACGAGGCGGAATACTTCAAAAGCTTCGACAAGCAGAAGGGCGACTCGGGCGAAGAAAAGTAATCATGTATCAATCGAGAGGTGAAGAAATTGTCGACTATATCAGAGCTGCTTATCAAGATCGGCGCTGACTCATCGGGCTTACGCAAAGAGTTGGGCGAGTCAAAGACCGCTATCAATCAGACCTTCGGCGATGTCAAGCCTCTCGACACAATGCAGGGAGCGCTGACGAGCACGACGAGCAAAGTCGAGTCACTCATCGGCTCTTTCACAAAATTCGCGGGCGTCGCAGCGGGCGGCTTCGGCCTAACCTCGTTGATCTCGGGCGCAGTAGCTGCAGGAGAGAGCACGTACCAGCTGTCGCAGCGCATGGGCGTCACGGCAGCGCAGGCGGGCGAATTCAAGCGCATCTTGTCGCTGACGGGCGGCGACGCAGACGCCGCGAGCAAGGCCATCATGAAGCTCGACAAGACCTTGGCGGGTGGTGGATCGGCGGCGCAGAAGACCCAGCAGATTTTTGATGCACTGGGTATCTCGCTCAAAGACCAGCAGGGGCACCTGCTGCCACTCAATCAGCAGATGGAGCAGCTGGCAGAAGGCTACAAAAAGGCCGAGAAGGCGGGCTATGGCCAGGAATTTATTATGAATACACTCGGCGCGAAGGGCCTCTCATTGACGCAGACCCTGCGCGAGTACGCCGAGGCAAAGGAAAAAGCTGCACAGGTCAAGTCGTCCGGCATGATCGACCCGAAGCAGATGCACGAGCTCGACCAGGAAATGAAGATCGTCAATATGCAATTCGGCCAGCTCAAAGTTGCGGGCGGCGCGGCCCTGGCACCACTCGCGAAGGAATTTATGCCCGTCGTCCTCAAGGGACTCAGCGAAGCGGCCGTTTTTATTAAAAATAACAGCACGCAAATCAAAACTTTGACGACCGACCTTGTCAAGCTCTACGCCGTCTATAAATCCATCCAAGCCGTCCGTGCCATCAGCACCAAAGCGGGCTCAGCCATCAAGACGACCGTCGGCAAGGCACTCGGAAATAATGCCGAGGTCGCCGAGGCCGAAAAGACGCAGGCCGAGATTACAAAGGTGCAGCAGCGCGCCATCAATAAGCGCATGAGCGCCATGCAGGCCGCGGCAAATAAGGAGATCAAAGAGTACACCAAGACTGTCCAAAAGATGGAGGCCACCGAGGCCGAGAAGACGCGCCTTGTCACGGAATTTACAACCCAGCGCACCATCGCCCTAGAGGAAGCCCAGCTCAAAGAGCGGGCGGCGATGGAAAAGACTTTTTTGAGCTACCAGACACAGAAGACCAGAGAGGTGGAGATTGCCGCCGAGGCCGAGCAGGCCAAAGCCGGAGCCGCCGAAAAAGCAGCTGCACAGATCTCCGAGGCAAATGCAGCTGCAGGTGCATCCGCATCGCGCATCGTCGAGGGCAATGCACTCGCGGCAGAGAGCGAGGCGGCCAAAGCTGACGCCGCCGCCGTCGCGTCGGGGCGCATCGCCGAAGCAAATGTAGCCGCCAAGGCCGCCATAGCTGAGACGACCGTAGCCCAGGACGCATTGACCGCGTCTGAGGTCGTCACCGGCACGACGGCGGGCGAGACGGCGACTAAAAAAGTCACAGCTGAGACAATCTCCAAGACGGCCATCACGACGACAAAGACAGAGCAAGAGGCTCTGACGGTAGCGACGGCTGTCACGGGCAATACAGCTGTAGAGACAGGCACCAAGACGGCGACGGCGACAGCAATCGCGAGGAGCGGAGTCGTAAGGCTGACCAGCGCCGTCTGGGCGCTCGCGCAGGGCTGGTGGGGCGTAGCTGCGGCGATTGCCTATGTGCTCTATCTGTCAGCACAGAGGAGTACAACAGCTGCACAGGCTGTGAATGGCAATTTTATCACACTGCCAGACGGCTCGACCGTCACCAAGGACGCCAATGGCAATTTTGTCGGCGTCTACGATACAGATGCCGAGCGTGCCGCAGCACTTGGTAGCGCCACACACACAGGCGATGACTACGACCCGGGCGAGGGAGACGGCTACCACGATAGCAGCTACGCTGGCGAGGACGGCGAGGGGGATGGCTATGGCGACTACACGAGCGTCGCAGGCAATTCTTATGGCAGCGGATCTTCGGCACCGGCAGACAATTATTACGAGCTGACCGACGAGCAAAAAGAGCAGGCAGGTCAGATTGCTTATGATAATTGGCTAAATACGACGCCGGAAGGCCAGGCCGAGCTGCAGCGCCAGCAGCAGAATGCGATACAAGAAAAGATTGACGCGCAGAATAAAGAGATGATGGACAAAATGGCCGATATCATGTCAGGTATCGGCGGCGGTGGCGGCGGCTCAGGCTCGGGCGGCGGTGGCGGCGCATCGTCGGGCGGCGGAAGCGCTGGCCCCATCGAGACACCGGCGACGCCGATGCGCACGAAGTGGTCTTTTGAGGATGATCCAGAGCTTGCACAGTGGGCAAAAGAGATTGAGTATGCGGCAGCATATCACGGCATCGATGCGGGCATACTTGCAGCAATCATCAAGCACGAGTCGCATGGCCAGGCTAATGTGTGGTCGTCGGATCATGCGCACTGGGGACTCGGGCAAATATCAGAAGACATCGCAAATGATCCGAACCTCGGCGGCGGAAGAGGATACGGGCCGGGCAGTGACCCGAATGACAATATCATGGCGTCGGCTGCTTACCTTGCCTACCTCGCAAAGCAGTACGGCAATGACCCAGAGATGATGATATCGGCTTACAACCTCGGCCACGCTGACCCATCTGCAAATCCGGGCTATGTGTCGACAGTCGAGGGCTACTACAATAGCTTCACGACGTCGCAGGTACCGATTCAGGGCGGCGCAGGTGCGACGCAGGCGCAGCCGGTGGCCTACGACATCCCTGTCGGCGATTTAGCGGCCTACATTGCAGCCAATAATTTCTGGGATGGCCAGGCGTGGACCGGCTCGCTCGGCAGTGACGCGGCGGGCTGGTGCGATGATTGGGCGCACGAGGTCTACAAACAGATGTTTGACGCGCTCGGCAAGGAGGATATCTTTGGCAGCGGCGTCGTCAATGACTCCAATTTCCGCGCGCTCGGTGCATATCATGAGGCCAATATCAATGATATTGGTGCACAGCTGCAGCCTGGCGATCTCGTCGACACGCCGGGCCATGTCGGCATTTACTTAGGCAATGGCATGGTACGTTCGCGCCAAAGCAGCATGGGCGTGCATGACTTGACCCTGCAGGATTTTGACGCCACCTTTGGCGGCATCCAGGGCTACGGCTCCATCGCCGAAGCGACGGGCGGCATGACAGCCAAGTCGACCCTAATTGGCCGGACGATGACGCAGGCTAATCACGCGGCCGAAGAAGCAGCGAGAAAGCTCAAGCAGGCTCAGGACGAGGCAAAGAAGCTGTCGGTCGAGATGCAGAGCGCCGTCTTCGGAAATGACGCCTTTGAGTACCAAAAAGAGTGGGCTAAATTTACCGGCGACATCAAGAAGAAGAAGCAGGAGATCAATAAACTGGCGGCCGTGCCGGGTATGAGCAAAGAGACCATTGCGGCACTCAATAAGCAGCTCGACGAGTACACCGACAGCATGTATCAAAAATTTGTCAAAAAGTGGCGTAAGGCATGGCAGGACTTTGAGCTGACGTCGCGGGCGGCGCTTGCACAGCAGCACCACGATTATGAGGAGTCGGCCGACATCGAGTACCAGCAGACCATCATCAAGCTCGACCGTGAGCGTGAGAAAAAGGAAAAAGAGCTGATGCGCGACAAGGATGACTACAAGACGCGTCAGAAAATCAGCGATTGGTACTATGCGCAGGTCGACGAGGCTCAGGACAAGCAGCGGAAGGCCAAGCAGGAGGCTCACGACAAGTATGTCGAGTACCTCGTCGAGGAGGGCAATCTCGCCCAGCTCGTCGCCTACATGGGCACGCCGGTCATCAAGGCTGACGGCACTGCCGACAAGTCGAAGGGCATGAAATCGGGCGAGGAGTCACTCAATCGCGAGGCCGAGCGCAAGCTTGCAAAAGAGTACGTCAAGATCTGGCAGGATGCGCACGGCAGCATGATCGGCTACATCGCGGATGTGTCGGACAATCTCTACAGCACAATGACGGACTCGATGACAGAATTTATCCGTGGCACCAAAGGGGCGAAGGCGGCCCTGCAGGATTTTGGCAATTCCGTACTGAGTATGATGGCCAAGATTGCCGCGCAGCGACTCGCCGCGAGCTGGATGACGAGCATCCTCGGCATTTTCAGCGGCTCGCGCGGTGGCACATCGGCAGCGTACAATTTCGGTGGCGTACAGCACAGCAACACTTTCGGCTTTTCTGGCGTCTCGCCGGTGACGCAATTTACAAGCGGCCTCGCCAATACAGCCAATTTTGCCAGCCACCTCAAGGTACCAGGCTTTGCGTCGGGCGGCATTGTCACCGCACCGACTCTTGCAATGATCGGCGAGGGCGGCGAGCATGAGGCCGTCATCCCACTCAATGACCGCAATCTTAAAGCGATGGGCGGCAATGGGAGCAAGGGTGGCGGCGTCATCGTCAATATCACCAATAAAACCAATTCAGAGGTCAGCGTCCAGAAAAGCGGCTTTAACGAGGACTTGGGCAAATGGGTGCTCGATGTCGTCGTCGACGGTGCCCAGCGCGACCGCAATGGATTTGGCCGCAATCTCAAGACAGCACTCAAGGGGACAATGTAATGGCAGAGGCATATACTTTTCCAACGGATTTTCCCGAGCCGAATATCGCCTCGACGAGCGGCGCGGGTGACTCATACAAAGATAAGCTGCAGGACAGCACGATCAGCGTCACGAGCGACGCAAATTACAAAAAGACAAGGCCGCGCACGACGCGCATGGTCGAGACGTGGACGTATGCATGGGTCGGCGTCAGCAAAGCCGATTTCGACAAGCTCAAAAAATTCTTCCGGCAGGTCGGCACTTTCCAGCAATTCGCGTGGACCGACTGGAATACAGGCACGGCCCACGTTGTGCGCTTTATCGAGGCACTCGAGTGGCAGGAAAATCATCCATACGGCTGGCAGGGCGTGCTCAAATTTGAGGAGGTGTAAGCGTGCTCGAATTTTCCAAGCTCGCGACGCTCGAGAAAAATAAGCTCTCGACCGACGCGCCATTTTTGATGCTCTTTGACATCAATCACGCGCAGCTGGCTGAGGACATCCGGCTCGTACGCAATACGGACGACATCCAGTGGGCGGGCAAGACGTGGACGGCCTTCCCGATTGACATCGAGGACAGTGAGGAGGACGGCAAGACCCTGCCTGCACTCAATCTCAAGATCTCATCAGGCCAGGGGCTCATCACGACATATCTGCAAAAGTACGGCGGTCTGACCGACGCGCGCGTCAAGCTCTACGTCGTGCACGCAAAATGCCTCGACTCCGACAAGCCGGAGCTCGAGATGGAGTATCAGATTACCGAGACGACGTACGATGAGCAGTGGATCACCTTCACGCTTGGCGCATCGCCAGAGCTCGCCAATCGCTTCCCAGCACAGAAATACCTTACAGATTTTTGCCCCTTTGTCTGCGGCGACATCCGCTGCGGCTACGCAGGCGACAAGACCTGCAAAAACAACATCGCCTCATGCCTCATTCCCGAGCGCTTCGGCGGCGAGCCGGGAATCCAGACAGGGAGATGATGATATGGATTTTGCATACGATGACCTGGTCGGCATCCCCTTCGTCGACGGCGGGCGGGACCCAAAGAGCGGCTTGGATTGCTGGGGCCTCGTCAAGGAGGCTTTTCGACGGCAGGGCTGCGAGGTGCCGGATTATCATATCTCAGCGATTGAGGCGGCCGACATCGCCGGGACGATGAAGCGCCAGGAGGACGACTGGATTCACCTCGACGGGCCGCGCGTGGGCTGCCTTGTGCTGCTGCGGTTGACGCCGGGACTCTGGGCAAATCATGTCGGCATCTATGTCGGCGACGGCAAATTTTTACACGCTTACCTGCCGACTGGCGTCTGCGCTGACCGGCTGCGGCGCTGGCAGTCGCGTATCGTCGGGTATTACAGTCCAGGAGGAGGATGGCATTGATACAGATTGTAAGGATTGCAAATCCATTCGAGCCGACACGGCGTGAGATCGAGGAGATCTGCTACACGGGCGGCAAAGTCACCGCGTACGTCGAGACGGAGGGACGCGACGTCTACATCGACGGCAATCTCGTCGAGCATCCTGATGAGACAACGCCGCTCGACGGCTCACAGATTATCGTCATCCCGCATATCGCGGGCAAGGGCATCATGCGCGTGCTCGGCCTCGTCGCGATGATTGCTCTCTCAGTCTACTCGAGTAATATTGCGGGGGGCCTTTGGAAAGGACTCGGCACAGCGTTCCGCGCGGGCCACATCGGCGCGCTCCTTGCGTCAGGAGCCGTGATGTTTCTCGGCGGCAAGATCATCAATGCGGTCTTCCCACAGACGGTTGACAACATCAACTGGAATGACCATGAAACGACGCAGACGTACGGCTGGGACCTGCCGACACCGACCACGACGGCGGGCACGGTCGTCGGCGAGACATACGGCGAGTGCATCCCTGCGCCACAGCTCCTTGAGCAGCATGTCGAGACGGTCAATGACGAGCAGTACCTTAATCTGCTCTACTGCGGCGGCTACGGCCCGGTCGACAGTATCGACAATATCCGCATCGACTACACCGACATTGGTAATTTCTCGGGTGTGCAGCTCGAGACGCGCCTTGGCACAAATGACCAAAAACCGATATCCTTTTTTAAAAATACGCCGCTCGACCAGAGCGTCGGCGTCGAGCTCGTGCAGGGCCAGGCCGTCGCGCGCACGAGCGACAGCACCAAGGCATCGGCGCTTGACGTCACGCTAGAATTTCCAGCCGGACTCTATCACGTCAATGATAAGGGCGATTACGACAATGCGACGGCAACCTTTTTGCTCGAATATCGCAAGGGACAAAGCGACAGCTGGCACAATTTTAAAAAGGGAAATACGGGCTATCACTACAGCGTGACCGCCGCGACGAATAGCGCCCTGCGCCGCACTTTTTCCGTCACCGGCCTCGAGGCGGGCCAGTACGACGTCCGCGTGACGGCCGTCAATAAGCCGACGTCGTCGAGATACCAGAGTATGGTAAATTGGTCGATCATGACGAGCTACATCGACGGCATCTACAGCAGACCCAATAAGGTCCTCGTCGCGCTGCGCATCAAAGCGAATAATCAGCTCTCGGGCGGCGTACCGTCGCTAAACTGGAGACAGACGCGCAAGACTGTCTGGGTACACAATCCCGAGACTGGCTATTATGAGCAGCGGGCGGCTGACAATCCCATCTGGGCCTGCTACGACATCCTGCATGGATGCCGCAGCCTGAAGAATATCAAAACTGGCGAGAATGAGTACGTCGTCTCAGGCTATCCGGCCAGCTGCCTCGACGCATATTGGCAGCAGTGGAAATCGGCTGCCGCCTACGCCGACGAGGAAATCACGAATCAAGACGGCGAGAAAGAGCCGCGCTATCGCTTTGACGCCTTTTTTGACACGGCCCAGAAGCGCTGGACCGCAGCGCAGAAGGCGGCTAATGTCGGCCATGCGGTCATCATCCCACACGGCCGCAATATCGGCATCGTCGTCGACCGGCCGGGACACATCACGCAGATCTTCGGCGAGGGCAGGACGACAGTATCGTCAGTCAAAGGCTCTTTTAGCAGCACCGAGGACCGTGCGCGAGCGATTGAGGTCACGTACAATGACGGCCAGAATGACTTTAAAAATACAGTCATGACCGTGCGCTCGCCGAATTACAATACCGACCGCTCGAGCGACAATACCGCCCAGCTCACGCTTTTTGGCGTCAAGCGGCGCTCGCAGGCGTACCGCGAGGCCATTACAGCGCTCGCAACAAATGAGCGCCAGCTGCAGTTTATTGAGCTGTCAGCCGATATCGACGCCATCGTCGCCGAGTACGGCGACATCGTCGGCTTTAATCACGCCGTGAGCCGTCTCGGCATCGCGTCCGGCCGCATCGTCTCGGCGACCGCGACGACGGTCACGCTCGACAAGACCGTGCAGCTTGATGTCGCGAAAAAATATGAAATCTACATCTCGCTGAGCAATGACGCGCTGATCCGCCGCGAGGTCATCGCCGAGACCACATCGACCGACACGCTCAAGCTCGCAACGCCATTTGAAAGCACGCAGCTTCCACAGCGCTTTGACAATTACGCATTTGGCGAGCTCGACAAAGCCGTCAAGCCCTTTCGCATCGTCAATGCGTCGCGCGATGGCGACCTCAAAGTATCGCTCAAGCTCGCTGAGTATGATGAGGCGATGTACAGCGATGAGCTCGACTACAGCAAGTATCCCGTCGTCGACTACACAAGCACGCCGACCGTCGCCAAGATCACCTCGCTGACGGCGTCGGAGGAGTCGTACACAGCCGACAGGAGCACGGTCTCAAATGTCCGCGTGACATGGCAGCTCGACCGCGTCGGCACGGCGCCGGAGAGCTACATCGTGCGCATCAAGTCGCGCACGAGCGATTACGATGAGCAAGTGAGTACGCGGATGACGACACACGTCTTCCGCGACGTGCGCCAGGGCGACGACTACGACATCACCGTCTACAGCATCTTCGACGCGCTGACTGCTGACAGCAAGACGACGAGCCTGCACGTGCACGGTACGACCTACGCCGCCAATAACGCAAGCAATCTCATCGTCATGCTTGTTGGCAAGGGCTTTAACCTCTCGTGGCGCGGTGCGACCGGCACGGCCGTCGCGGGCTACAATGTCTACCGAGGTAAGTACGGTATGACCATGCAGCAGTGTGACAAGGTAAGCACGGCGCAGACCGCGACATCGTGCTACGTGCCGACGCAGGATGCCGGTCAGTACGTCTTTTACGTCGAGTCGATTGACAAAGACGGTAATACCTTCGGCGAGACATTGAGCGGCATCGGCTCTATCGCCATGCCAGGCAAAGTCACCGACGCCTCGGCCTACACGATCTATCGACAGTACCAGGATGGCGCGACCGGCTACGACATCGTCGTGAGCTTCGGCCTGCCCGCGACGGCGACCGTCGCCGACGTCGCCGTCTACTACAAGACAAATCATATCGATATGAGCAAGCTGAGCGGACCACTGCCAGAGGGCGTACCGGCCGACGAGCTCGGCTATTACGCCGACTGGCGCTACGCAGGCAAAGGCACGAGCCGCGTCACAATCCCAGCCGCTCAGCTCGGCGACACATACCGCCTCAAGCTCGTCGCCGAGGACGTCAACGGCTTTACTACGCCGGATGCGGACGCGACTTACCTCGAGACCACCGTCGAGGCAAAGCAGACCGTGCCGAGTACGCCGACCGGCTTCAAAAAATCCTTTGTGCTTGGCAAGGGATTTACCTTTAGCTGGGATGATGTCACCAATTCGGACGTCGACTATTACGAGCTGCGATACGACCGAAATCCGGGAGCGGCCTACAATCTACTCGCGCGCGCCCAGGGAACGAGTGTCACACTCGAGTCGATGCCGTCGCGCAAGGCGACAATTTACTTGTATGCCCACAATGCGACCAAAAAATACAGCTATCCGACATCGCTGACATACGATTATCCTATCTTGCCAGCGCCGAGCGGCCTGACGATCGAGAAAGGTATCCTGTCAGCAAATATCACTGTGCCGGACATCCCGAGCGGAGCCGACGGCGTCCGCCTGTACATCGAGGGCCAGCCCATCGACATCGGCAAAAATACGCACTACAGCTACAGCAATGCCGCAGGCATCTACACCGTCGCCGCTTGCTACTATGATATCTTCGGCGAGGGCTATCAGACGGCAGAGTATCAAGCTGTCATCGAGCCGCATATCGACGAGAAGTATTTTGCCGACGAGAGCATCTCACTGCGCACAGTCGACAAGAGCATCAAGCAGGACCTTGCCGACGCGCGCGAGGCCATTCCACGCCTAGACAATGTCGACACGCGCATCGATAATCTCGACACGAGCACGACGGAGCGCATTGCGACGGTCAACGCAGACTTGAGCAAGGCCGTCGCCGCTCTCAATGTCGAGCCGAGCAAAAATGGATACAAAGCGATACAGCTGCTCAATAAGACCGACAGCGAGCTCAGCAATACCATCGCTGAGCAAAAGACGACACAGGATGGCGTCAACCAAGAGACAGCGTCGCAGATCAAGCAAAATGCGGAGAGCATCAGCACGGTCGTGACCAACCTCGGCAGCACAGACGTCGCAAATAGTCCGTATAAATCGATTACTCAGCTACAGCAAAATATCAGTGGCATCACGACGACAGTACAAAATAATAAGTCGGCGACTGATGCGGCCATCTCTCAAGTCGACCAAAAGGCCGAGACAATCAAGTCGACAGTGCAGTCGTATCAGCAGTCGACCGACGGCGCGCTAAAAGGCATGTCGTCGCAGATCAAGCAAAATGCGGAGAGCATCAGCACGGTCGTGACAAATCTTGGCAGCACGGACAAAGCCAGCGCTGCGTATAGTGCTATCAAGCAAATGATAAATGACATCCAGCTCAGAGTCACGGCAGACAATCTCAAGGAGATGGGGCAGAGCGGCAAGCTTATGTCGTACATCAATCTGACGCCGACATCGGTATCGATCTTGAGCAGGCTGCTGCACATCACTGCTGACACGCTCATCGATGGCAATGTCATCACAAACGGCATGATAAAAACCGGGGCAATCACGGCGGATAAGCTTGCGGCGAGCATCATTGAGCTGACAGCGAGCCAGGGCATCAAAGGCGGAAGCGTCGTACTTGATACGAGCGGATTGTCGTGTACAGACAGTAGCGGCATGACAATCCAATTTGGGCAAGATGGCATGACGTCAAAAGATAAAAACGGCAATAAATTCTCAATTCTCGCTCAGTGCATGATGGGAGTCGCAAAAAATGGGCAGTATGTAAAATTTGCTAATCCCTGGACAGAGATACCTGTCGTCATCATTACACCTCAGAACGTGCAAACAAATAACCCGGCTTACTCTACATCAAAAGTCAGATTACACTGCTACGCAGAGGATGTATCTGTTAATGGATTCCGCGTGAGGGCATATAGTGGCATTGCAGAAGGTGCTGGCTCATTTGCGCAGTATCAAGAGTGCGGCTCAATGAGCTGGACAATTTGGAGAAGCGGCTCTGATAGAAATGTGACACTACCATATGGTAGCCGCTCTATTACCTTTACTGTAAAAATGCCAAGTAATGCAAGCCGCGTGGTGTTTCATGGTAGATTTGGAATGAATCTCGGCTATAAATATAGTAATTTTGTTAGATTTCCAAACAGCGCATCTCAAAATATATCTATAAAGTGTAACGGCAAAGAGACATATAACGGCATGTTCTTTTCGAACGATAATAATAATGAAATACACGGACCATCAGGAGTGCATGGAACGGATGAATACTGCTCATATGTGTCAAACATTTTTACCGTTGCGCAGGGAAGCGAACTGACATGTACGCTCACTCTAAGCCCGTGGACTGAGCATGACGGCGATGGCTCGGACGGTCTTAGAGTATGGCTCATTATTGATTCGCTCGACGTATACGTTGACGGTGAGCAGATACTTGATAATGACGGCACAGGCGCCTTTTTTGTGGTCAACCGCAGTAATGGCCTATATACGCTACAATGAGAGGATGCGATATAAATGCTAGACGGATTTCAGTATCTCGAGGAGCGCGACGCGAGCGACAAGATTGTGCGCGCTGGCGTCGTAAGCAAAAAATCGGCTTTTGTCTCGCCTGAAAATGCGGGCATCTATGACGCGATCGCTAAAGACCTGCGACTGCTCGCTGAGGCTACGACATCACTTGCCGATGATGCCAATCTGCAGCAGATTTTGACGCAGGTCAAGAGCATGTACGACGACATGCGCACCAACCCAAATTTCGGTTCCACCGCCGCCCGCGCGGCCGCCGAAGACGCGCTCAAGCAAGCCCAAGCTGCCGCCGCCAGCGCCGCCTCGGCGAAGGAGTACAGCGACAAAGCTACAAGTGTCGCGTCCGCGATCGCCGCCGTCGAGAATTATTTGAAGACCATTGAGGCGCTCGAAAAGTCGGTGTCAGACAATGCCACCATCGCGACTAATAAAGCGCAGGCCGCAGCTACCAGCGAGACCAATGCCGCCACCTCGGCTTCAAACGCAAAAAAGAGCGAGACCGCCGCGGCGTCATCCGCATCTGCGGCAAACACATCGGCGACCGCCGCGAAGACATCCGAGACAAACGCATCCGGCAGCGCATCCGCCGCCGCCGCCAGCGCCACCTCGGCCGCCACATCCGCGACAGCCGCATCCAAATCGCAGAGCGACGCGGCATCATCAAAGAGCGCTGCAGCAGCGTCACAGACAGCGGCAAAGACCAGCGAGACCAATGCGGCCTCGTCAGCGTCATCGGCCTCGAAGTCAGCCGACAGCGCTAAGGCGTGGGCAGTATCGACCAGCTCACCGGACGGCGTGTCCGATTCGGACAGCCCGACGGGCAAGACACAATCCGCCCGCACATGGGCACTTGCTGCCAGGGCAGACGCAAAAGCTGTCGCGGCAAATACCAAGACAACGGCTGATAATACAGCAAAAGCGCAGGCCATCGTCGATAATGCGACAAAGTCCATCCAGGCCACCGCATCAGGCGATTGGAATATCACCGCCGCAAAAGCAAAAGCCGATGCCGACGGCAATACAGTCAGCACGACGTATCTCAAGCGCTCGGGCGGCACGATGACCGGGGCACTCAATCTCGCCAACAATATCTGGAATCCTATTGGTGACGATGCAGCCATTGGCGACCATAATCGCGCTGGCCATGTCTGCGTCAAGGGGCTCAATGCGCCGACCGGCCTTGCGATGTACAAGCAGGGGAGCGACAGCGACGGAGACGCCGCTCACATCGTCTATAATGGCAGCACAATCAATATCGACAAGCGGCTGACTGGCCTTGCCGCTCAATTTTATATCGACAGCGACGGCTATCTCGCATATCGCGACGCACTGTAAAGGAGGAGCAAACACATGAGCGATAATACACCGACAGCGGCCGACAAGGCCCGCTTCCATAATCTCGAGCAGTCAAAGATGCAGAGCAATGCCCAAGAACGCATGGCCGAGGCCCTCGAAGCGCTAGCGGGCAAGAGCACAGGTACCTACGACAATCTGATCCTTGCGCTGATTGACGGCACAGCGGCAGGCTTCAAGCGCGCACTCAAGACCTACCTGGCCGTCAATGGCATCACGCGCGACAGCGATGCCGCGAGCATCACCACACAGGTCACGGCCTTTTACAATCTCCTGCAGGACAATTATGAGTGGGATGGCACAACGGTCTTTAATGATCCGGACATCGCCTCGATGTCGACAGGCACACGCGGCGGCGACAATGCGGGCATGGTCTGCACGCCGTCATCTGCGACAGCAGAAGGCCGTGACGATTACGCTGGCCTGCCACTCTTTGCTTGCATCGACTGTAATTGGGTGATTGACGCGACGAGCTTGACGCCGCAGATCACGGCAATCGACGGCGTCTGCGGCAAATTTGTCCGTGATGACCCGACAAAATTTGTCGGCGTGCTGCAGATGACCGGCTATCACTACTACACCAACCCGGGCGAGGCGAGCAATAAGACATATCTCGAGGGATACCGCATCGGCCCAGATGCCAGCCGCCCGAATTGTGCGCCGATGCCCGAGGCAGTCAGCCCAGACGGCACTGTCCGCCCGTGGATGATCCACGGAAAGTATGCGGCTGGCCTTAAAGATGGCAAATTTACCTGCTGCAGCGGCATCGCGGAGGAAGGGCAGCTATCACACAATAGCTGCCATACATACGCATCAGCCATTGGCACGGGCTACTCATCGATGTGCGCGTGCGACCTCGGCTTTTTACAGCTGATGACGCGCATCAAGTACGCCTCGCTGACACTCGAAGATGCCATGAATTTTGCGTACAGCTATTGGTATAGAGATGTAGCGACGGTCGCTGAGACCGGCGTCAAGCGCATCATCATCGCCGCTGCGTCGAAAAATAGCTACGTCGTCGGCTCACAGATCATCGTCGGCACGGCAGCAGGCAATGACGTGCAGGACGCCGCGATGTACAGCGTCAGTGGTCAGAATGGCTGGACAATCACCGACGTCACCGACGTCACGATCAATGGCACGGCATACGCAGCAATCTACGTCGACGCGCCGAGCGCTTTTGATACCGGCGCAGGCAATAGCGATGCATCAAAAAATACGGCAATCCATACAGTGCGCTGGAAGACGGGCAGTACCGACGACATCAAGGGCAATGACGGTGCAATCGACCCAAAGAGCGGCAAATATCCAATTAAGCTACAAGGCATCGAATTTGGTCTAGGCGCATATGAGATTGTCGGCGATACGATCCTTAAGCTCTATCAGGATAGTGCTGATACGACAAAATACTGGTACGAGCCGTACACCGTCAAAAAAGCCGCAAATCAGTCGACCGGCTTGACCGCGAATTACATCGCATCAGGCGCAAAATTCGACCAGAGCATCGGCGAGGGCTACATCAAAGCGCTCAAATGGGGCAAAGATGGCGTCCTCTTCCCGTACTCGACGGGCGGCTCATCGTCTACCTATGCACGAGACTATTTTTGGCATAATAGCAAGACCGTCGATACGCGCGAATGGCTCGCGCTTGGTGTCCTCGGCAGCGGGGCTTGCGCCGGGTTGTCGTACCTGTACGGGAACGACTGGCTTGGCAGGGCGTGGTGGAATCACGCCGGGCGCCTTTCGCCCAATGGCAACAGGGGGTGAATGGCCGCAAAGCGGCCAGAGGGGGATAAAAATCCCCCTACATGACAATCAATAAAATTAAGGGATGCATGGAGTCGCGCTTGGTAACCTCAACAACGGGGCTAACGCCGGGTTGTCGTACCTGAACGGGAACAACTGGCTTAGCAGGACGTGGTGGAATAACGCCGGGCGCCCTTCTGGACAAAAATCTGTATCAAAACATCTTCGATACTCTATGCATTCCGCGCTGCGGCGAAAATCGATGCAAGGACCAGCGGGCTAGTAATCGAGAATGAAAGTCCGTAAGCATCCAGAAAGAAGGTGAAGCTCATCAAGAAGAGCTGTAAATATATCGACGTCACGGACGTCAAGACAATCCTGCCGTATGTCGAGGAGTGCCTGCGGCGGCACAAGCATAGGCGCAGTATGCGTCGGATGCTTAAAGAGACATTTGCATATGACGAGGACGTATACCAGCGTATCCTGCACAGTGATGACGAGACCATCTGGGCCGTCGCAGAGGATATCGCAGAGTATATCGCCGTCACGATCAAGCATCGCTGCATCCCGTATTTTACGCCAGTCGCGGGCTACCGCTACGATCAGACGAGCGGCAAGACACGGCTCATCGGCTGCGAGACAGCACTGCAGCAATTTTATGATTATGTCGCTGTGCGGTCATGTCAGGAAATATGGGACCGCCGTCTCGTGCTGCAGCAGTGCTCGAGCATCAAGGGGCGCGGGCAGCTGTACGGCATCAAGCTCATCAAGAGCTACGTCGATCGCGACAATCAGGCCGCGGCCTACGCAAGGAAGCACCATCAGCGCTACAGCCGAAAGTGCAAATACTTTGCGAAGCTCGATTTGAAGAAATGCTATCCATCGATTGATAAAGCGCTCTTTCTGCGGCTTTTTGAGCATGATTGTGGCAACCCAAACATCATGTACTTATGGCGCGAGATGCTGGCCGCCCACGGTCGCATCAACACGAGCGAGCCGTATACAGGACTGCTGATCGGCGCGCTGCCAAGTCAGTGGGCTGCACAATTTTTGATATCTTTTGCATATCGTCATGCAATGGATAATCCTGGCGTCACGCATATGGTGGTCTTTATGGACGATATGCTGCTGACTGGCTCAAATCGGCGTAAGCTCAGGCGCGCTATTGAGAGCCTGATCGTCTACATGCGGGACAATCTGCACATGACGGTCAAGCCGACATGGCATATCAAGCGCATCCGCGACGAGCCAATCGACATGATGGGCTACGTCGTACACGCGAACGGCAAGCTCACGATGCGCGCACGCAATTTCATCCATTCACGCCGCCTGCTCCTGCGGGCGCAGCGCATGGAGAAGATGCCGCGCCGATTTGCAAGTCGGCTGGCATCATTTAAAGGGTTTTACATTTACAGCGACTGCTACAATGCCGCCCACCAGCTACATGCTTATCAAGCATTTGCGCGGGCACAGAAAGTAGTCAGCAGGGAGGCAAAGAAAAATGCAGGTATACTACGACAGCAAGCCGACAAAAATCCGCTACGAGAAGCTGCCAGACGGCACGGCAAATGTCTATCTGCGGCAGAATATCAAGCAGGTGGCCGTGCTCAATCCGCGCACGAGCGAGGATGAGACAGAGACGACAAAAATGGTCTGGACGGCAGAAGAAAAGAATCTGCAGACGGCGATGACCGAAGCGGAAGTCGAAGCGAATTTTGATACGCTTGTCCTCGATGGCGACAGCGCCCCGTCTATCGGCCAGCGCATCGCCGCGCTCGAAGATGCCGTGTCGGCGTTGACGGAAGCTATCGCAACCGAGTAAGGAGGAGGTGGCCAATATGGTCAAATTTTTTGCATATCGCGTGCGGATGAAGAAGATGACGATCGACGAAGTGCCGAGCAAGTACCGCGACGCCGTAAGAGCTTTTTTGGAGGCGTGGGACTAAAATGGTATTTGGAGACGCACTTGAGCGAATGAAGGCCGGACAAAAGATGACAAGAGAAGGCTGGATTTACCACGATGTCATTTACGCAAAGTACACACGCGAGGGAGTACGAGCATATCTTGTTGTACAGACGCCAAATCACGAGCCGATACCTTACACGGTGACGGACATTGACCTTTTTGCCACCGACTGGGAGGTGGTGCCATGAGCGAGCTCGTCGAGGCCCTGCGCCAGCTCGTGCCAGTGCGCATCGAGGCAGTATGGGGCACAATTACGGGAGCGGTGGGAGTGGCAGCGGAGATACTTTTTGGAGCTTGGAGCGATGCGCTCGCGGCGCTGGTCGTCGCGATGCTGATTGATTACGTGAGCGGCGTCATCGCAGCATACATCAACCCCACACTGTCGCTCAATAGCCAGCGCGGCTTTCGTGGCATCTTAAAAAAAATCATGATCCTGTTGCTCGTGTCACTCGGGCACGTGCTTGATACAGCGATGCATCAGCAGATCATCTGCATTGCAGTCACGTACTTTTTTCTGGGAAACGAGGGGCTCAGCATCGTCGAGAATGCCGCCAAGGCGGGTGTGCCGATACCTGCGCGCCTCAAAGAGACGCTCGAGCAGCTCACAGAGGAGAAGGAAGGTCGTAGCAAGTGATATCAGCGCTAGAATGGCATGTACTTTTTAGAGCATACGCCGAATTTGCCGCCCTCGCGCGGCAATATCATTTTTATGAAGATGAGATTGCGAAGATGGGCGCATCTCTGCTTGAGATGTCGCCGTATCCTGATAAAAAGGAGGATGATTGACATGAGAGTAGTAAGCATTGATGAGCTGCGCCAGCTCGCTGACGCCGCCCGCGAAGATATCTGGGATGCGGCTAGAGCACACGGCCGCGAGCCAAAAATCTATTTGCACTGGTCTGCTGGGCACTACTTTCAAAAATTCGGCGACTATCACGTCAATATCACGGGCGACGGCAAGATCTACGTCTCGACCGACAATCTTGCCGATGTACTTGCACATACGTACTATCGCAATAGCGGCTCGGTCGGCATCTCGCTCTGCTGCTGCGCGGGTGCGACGACGGGCGACCTCGGCGACGAGCCGCCGACGCCACAGCAGATTGAGGCAATCGCCCAGGCTACGTGCGCAGTAGCCGACGGGCTCTGGCTCACGATTGATCGCGAGCACGTCATGACGCATGGCGAGGCGGCGGACAATGCCGACGGTCTGGATATCGATTATCCAGGCGGCCCGTACGGCCCACAGAATACATGCGAGCGCTGGGATCTGCAGTATCTCGGAACCGACGAGAGCAAAGAGTACACGACAGATTACGACGACCCGGCGACCGGCGGCAATGTCCTGCGCGGAAAAGCAAATTGGTACCGCCAGCACAATGAGGGCTAAGTCTAAAAAGGGGCGCAAAATTAGACAGAGAGAGAAATCTGGTCTAAAAAAGAGCGCAAAAGTGGACGGATGAAGAAAATCAGTCTAAAATCACAGCGCAAGATGCAGCAGGATGCCGCCCGAGGCCGCTGGTACAATCTCGTCGAGCTGCGCCGCGTGCCTGAATTTGCGGCCTGGCTCGCCAACGAGGACCACAGATGGCTCGGCCAGAGCCCAGACGTAGGCGAGATACTGCGGATGCACCGCGACGGCACGACGATCATCGTCGGATACGACGGCAGGCGGACAATCTGCAGCAGGCACGTCATGGCGCTATGGTATACATTTTTATGCTTCCACGACCATCAATTCTGAGGAGGAGTAATCATGAGCAAGTGGACAGACATTAGAGACAGAGCAGTAGCCGAGGCGAAAGAAGCGAAAATCGACGAAGCCGTAAAGCAGAGCGTCGCGAGGAAATTTTACGATGACGCACTCCCGGCTTTGCGGGAGGTAGGAGACAGCTTTACAGAAGCCATCAAAGAGCAGAGCAAGACTGAGAGCGGCTGGGTCAAAATCAGAGATGCTATTGTCCTGCCAGCCTGCATCCAGGGCACACTTTGGGCAATCGAGCTCCTGCTCGGCCATACGATCAAAAAGACGGCACCGGTAGCAGTAGCGTCAGTAGCGCAGGCAGCACCGACAGCAGAGTCTGCCGACGAGTAGAGCGTGTAAGATTTTTCTTGCAAATCGGGAGTCGACGTGCTATAGTAAAAGCATAATCACCGTCATCTCATACGAGACCTCGTGATTCTGTCATCTGCCGCACAGGTAGCTTAGAAAATATTAGGATCATGAGGGACGTCATCTGCCGCACAGGTAGCTTAGAGAATGATTATATTATGATAGGTGTCATCTGCCGAGCAGGCAGCTTAGAAAATAACCATATTATGATATAATATTCTCGGGAGAAGCCGACAGCATCAAGCTGTCGGCTTCTTTTTTTATGCAAGAAAAAGAAAAATAATGCTAGCATTATTGGCGAAAACCCTTGACAATATAATGCCAGCATTATATAATATAGACAGAAAGAGAGATAAAGAAGAGCCAAGAGAATTGATAGGAGGTAATCAAAATGAAGGTAGCAGACATGGAGAAAATGATGGCGGCGGTCGTAGAAGCCACTGAGAAGAAGTATCCGGGCGTAAAGGCTCTAGTGAAGACAAATGAATGGGCGAAAGGCGCCTACCATCGCCTCTATATCGGTCTCATCTGCATCGCCAAAGTGAACGGCGAAGAAAAGACCGAAGAAGCCGACTTCGGCTTTATCAATCTGAAGACGAATCGCTACAATGTAAAAGGCTACGATATGCGTCATTTTGACGCTGATGAGCTCATGGGAGCAAAGATGCTCTATGATTACGATAAAGCGTATAAGGCGGCAGAGAGCGACAAGAAGCTCTACGTCGCAAAAGAGAACTACCGCCTTGTCGTCGGGGTTAGCGAGGAAGAAGAAGCAAAGGGCATCTCGAGAAAAGAGATGCTCGACAAGAGTCTCGAGATGGGCATCATGCCAAGCAGTTTTGACACGTACTGGAGCGTCCTCGGCGATGTCGATACGGATGCCGATACGGAAGAGGAAGAGCAGGAAGAAAGCAGGGTGATTGGTAGCTACGACGGCCACGTTGTCACGACGAAGCACTCGAAGAGCGGCGATTATATTGTCGAGGACAATGGGAAATACACCGGCGATTACGCTAGAGACGAAGACGGCGGTGTGTACAAAGCAGCGTGCTATCTGTATGACCAGCTGGATGAAGGACACCGCATCAAGGTAGCAGATGACGATGCTTATGCATATATCGTCGAGAATGCCGAGGGTTTAGGCGTCAAGATTACCGCTGACGACAACGGCCAGATCTACAAGGAGGAGTAAAAATGACGGTACTGAAGACAAAACTCCGCGCCAACGCGCGGTACCAGAAGAAGGCATACGACCAGCTGGCGGTACGCTTGCCGAAAGGCGAGCGCGAGCGCTTTGCCGAGTATGCTGATGAGCAGGGCGTATCACTAGCAGAATACGTCCGCCGTGCGTGCTACCGCGCCAGCGGCAAAGGCACAATGGAGGAGTCGGTAGCGTACGCTGGCTGGAGCGTACGCACGTACGACAGCTGGCTCGTCGCTGAGCGCATCGACAACGGCGAGGAAGGTTGGCTCGCCGCACCGCTCACTGCCGACCGCATGGCGACACTCGCGGGAATTGAAGAGGAATGGAGCGTTACCGCTCCAGAGCGCACTGAGGAAGCCATCGAGGCTATCAAGCGTTGGGACCCGATTAGACACTCAGCTCGCCCAGGTTTTACGGCGTACGAAGAAGATGGGAAGACATACTTTGAGGATGAGTGCTGCAGGTATCAGACGAAGGAGCTCATCGACCCATATCTCGTCGGGTGCGATGACGATGGCGGCTACTACTACTTCCGCGACGGCCTTGGCGCCGCGGACCCGGTCGACCTTTTTGATCTCATAATCGGCGAGCCGGAAAAGTGCTAAAAATAATGCTAGCATTATTGAAGAAAACCCTTGACAATATAATGCTAGCATTATATAATAGAGACAGAAAGAGAGATAAAGAAGAGCCAAGAGAATTGATAGGAGGTAATCAAAATGAAAGCAGAAGTTAGATTCTACGAGAAGGGTTTTGTTAGTGCAGAGGTTCCTGAGATTGAGAGCCTTCGCGAGGAGCTTGAGGCCGCCAACAAAGATGAGCTGGTCGAAGTAGCGAAAGAAGTAGAGCTGCCGCCAGCAGCCGAGTACGCGAGCATCTACGTCGGCGAAGAGCCGGTTATCAGCATCACGCGCAAAGGCATCCGCGACATCGAGAACGATGAGTGGATCTTCGAGCCAGAGGATGATGAGTGATCGAGGAAATGATAGCACGTAAGGCAGGGAGGTACATCATGAAACTTGAGAAGGATAAGTTTTACACGATTATCGATGACGAGTTCGAGAAACTCCGCGTTTTCCCGGAGAGCGGTTATACTGTCTGGGAATCGTATGACCCTCAGTCGAATCGCGACTGGTGGTGCGCGATTCCCACTGATGACATTCTGGACGACATCGAAAAATTTGTCGTAGAGTCGGACGACGAGGTTGAGTTCGACGCTGACGGGCTGACTGACTTGCTTGCTCGAAATTTGGAGAATAAAAAGTATAGTGACATCGCCATTATACACGACGAGAGTAACGACCCTTACACCGCATACTACGTAGACAAAGATGAAGTTGCTGAGGGCGGTTATCGAAAGGCTGGATATCATCTCCATCTCCGTGGCGAGGACGAGGACATTGTGACTTCCGAAGAAGTTTGCTGCTACTATCTTGGGGGGACAGAAGAATATACCGAGGGAACAATGTATTTTAAAGACGGATTCTCTCAGCCGCCAATTTCCATCAACGACCTTTTCGTTGATTTTGATTAAGCGAATACCAACAGGGCGGGGCGATTGCCTCGCCTTTTTTATTACTGTTTTTCTATTTTATGCATATAAAATGCTTGACAATATACGCATAAAGAGATATAATATAATCAGAAAGAGGGAAAGACCTCGAAGAGATTCTTGAGATTGGCACCGAAAGGGAGCCGACAAAGAAAGGAAGATAAAAATGAAAAACGCAATGAGCATCAACGACATGGAGAAGAAATTTGGTTCTGTTGAATTCGAGGGCGCAAAGTACATCCTCATCCAGGACGCTTATCTCAGCAACAGAGATGCCTATGGTGACGCCGCGTACTTCGCCAACGCCGTCAAGGCGGGCGATACCCCGGACGATGGGTACGTTCCCGTCTACACGGTAGAGTGGGAAATCATCAACCCGGATACAGATGATGAAGCGGATGCTTGCGATTGGGATGCCCCGTATGACGTCAGAGATGACGGTGCGATGCTTGATCTCGAGGATGGCCACATCTTCTGACGTGATACACAGGAGACGATGAGGCGGCCGATGATGGCCGCCTTTTATATGAAAGGGAGATGCTGTATGAGAAAGACGATTTACATGAGTGAGCCATTGATCCGCCTCGCGGAAGAAACGCGAGGCGACAGCCGCCGCACGAGTGGCTTCTCACGCCGCCTCGGTGAGATTGTCGAGCGGTATCACATCATGATCGACCTAGATGCCGCGACACTGCCCGATCTGACTAACTCTGAGATGGAGATTTTAGGAGAGGTCGTGATGGGGAGTGTCATCGACGCACGCAAAATCCGTGGCCTGCATCTCGATCCGCTCGATGCGGCGACTGGCACGCCGGAAGAGCGGAAGCGCCTGGCGTCGAAGATTGAGCCGCTGACAGCTGGCCAGCGGCTGGCTCTTGTTGAGAAAGCCGAGGGGCAGGCATGAGAATACAGATGCCTGGAAGCTCGCTGGCACCGCGCACCTGCATAGTATGCGGCACGACGTTCATCGGCGGACCGCACGCGAAATATTGCCCAGACTGCAGGATTGAGCGTCGCCGCGAGACGGATCGGCAGCACAAAGCCCGTAAGCGCGCCGGGAAATCCATTGTCCTCGGCCAGACCGTCGGAAGATGCGAAAAATGTGGGAAAGAATTTATCTACTCCGCAGGAGCACAAAAATATTGCCCAGATTGCTCGGAAGAAGCAATCCGGGAGAATGACCGGAAAAGCGGCCGCGGATGGCTCAGGCGGGCGGTCGAAAAGCATGGGCGGCAATACGCCGACGACCGCAACGCCGAAAGGCGCGTCGGCCGGACGTCGTGCATCGACTGCGGCGCACCGCTCGCGCCCGGGCACGGCACGAATAAAGATTACTGCCCCGACTGCCAGCGGCTCCACCTGCGGTATACACGATACAGGACAGAGTGCAAGCGCGCCGCGCATCCACGCAAGCCGGTGAGCTATGACGATTGGAAAAATGGAGAGCGCTGATGCAAGATATGTGATATAATAAGAATATAAGCTATTATTCACAGCATCGGCGCACCTGCCCGCGCCGCCGCCAGCCAAATGCCGGTACAGCGGGATGAAGAGCAGGAGCGGCTCGGCTAAAGAGCAAAAGAGCAGGACGCGCGAGGCCCTGCTCTTTTTTGTATGTAGATGCTCGCCGATAGGTATACCAGTAAGACGACAGTGTGTGGCAGCACCGGAAAGAAATAAGAAAGAAATAATCTGGACAGGCCATCCTGATACCGATTAGAAAAAGCTCCTTGCCATGATAGGCAGGGAGCTTTTTTGCAGGAGAAATACGGTATGTTGTTGAAATATAGTTAGGTATACGTTAGAACCACAATCCATAAAGAAATGAGGAATACATATGAGCACGCCATATGAGAAGATGATGAGCGGCGAGATTTACTGGCCGGGGGATGAGGAGCTGATGAAACAGCAGCTCGACTGCATGGAGAAGCTCTATGACTACAACATGACGCGGCCGCATGAATGGGAGAAGCGGCAGGCCCTGCTCAAGGAGATGCTGGCCGAGGTCGGCGAGGACTGTTACATCGAGCCGCCGCTGCACGCGAACTGGGGTGGCCACCATCTGCACCTCGGCAACTTGGTCTACGCGAACTACAACCTCACGGCCGTCGACGACGGCGAGATCTTCACCGGCGACTGCACAATGATTGGCCCGAATGTCACACTCGCAACGCCGAACCACCCGCTGGCACCAGAACTGCGTGAGAAGGGCTACCAGTACAATCTGCCCATCCACATCGGCAAGAACGTCTGGCTCGGCGCGGGCGTCATTGTCGTGCCCGGCGTCACGATCGGCGACAATACCGTCATCGGCGCGGGCAGCGTCGTGACGCGCGACATTCCCGCAGGCGTGCTGGCCTTCGGCGTACCGTGCCGCGTACAGCGCGAGCTCGGCGAGCAGGACTGGGAGTATTACTATCGGGGCAAGCGCGTGCCGCAGGAGCTCCTGAAGTACCGCAAGCCCGGCAAAGAGACGGAGGCATAA